GTTCGGTCCCCCGCCCGCTCTTGTATTAAAGCGATATATCGGACAGCCATTCACTTATTGATATTTAACTAACCTTCCATATTAGGTAACGCTCAAGGGTCGGCGGCTTGGTTGATCGGGGTCGCTCCCTTGAGCATCTTATCAAGGCCGTCGCAAATGTAGCTTTGTTCCACGCTTCGGCATTTCTAATGCAGACATGAGCAGGAGATGGCGGGAATCGAGACACCGTCCGCTTTAGCGTAGCATAAATTGGTGAAATGCGCCTGCTATTTAATCAAGGCTCACACATGACAACAACGGATAAAGCGATCTCCCCCCTGGAAGTGGCAGAGTTGGATTTACAGCGACTCCCGTTGTCCGAGGTAACTAAGCATCCCGATAACCCACGAGTTCACTCCTTAGAACAAATCAAAGCATTGAAATACAGCCTATCTATTGATGGATATATAGCCGGGTCAATGGGAATCCAGAGATCTACTAAGCGGTTATATAAGGGTCACGGTGTCTACGAGGCGCTCCTGGGGATAGGGTGCAAGTTCGCTGACTTCGTGGTGAAGGATCTCACGGATGCTGAAACATTGGCGCTGTTAGCCCGGGATAATGCTCTGAGTGATATGTCCACGAATGACCCGGTGAAGCTGAAGGCTATCAGCGTGAATCTGATAGAGATGAATGTACCTATACAGAGGATGGGGTATACGCTGGAACGAATTGAGGCCATGCAGTCGATAGAAGTTGAGCCACCAGAAGACTTTCCTGAATATGGTGATGATATAGATACTGAATACAAATGTCCTAAATGTGACTATGAATGGTCTGGAAGCCCTAAGTGATGTATGAGGTTAAGGTAAGATTTATCAATGATACAGGTACAGAATCATGGAGTAAGGGTGAATATCTTATAGCCCCTTGTATTACAGCAAGTGCTCATAGTCAACATTATATTGAGTATTACTTAACAGAAAGCCCCCCCCAATGAAAGCTATAGCAATAGAAGATAAGCCAGAATATAGAGTACCATCAATGTCTGAGGTAGAGCAGGTAGAATGGAATGGATATAATGTTATCTCTACATTCTCAGGTTGTGGCGGTTCTTCATTGGGTTATAGGATGGCGGGATTCGAGGTACTATGGGCTAATGAGTTTATACCGATAGCGGCTGAAACTTATAGATTAAATCATACTGCTTATGTTGACGAGAGTGATATACGTCAGGTCCAGTCAGAAGAAATACTTGATCGATTATCATTGAAAAAAGGCGAGCTTGATCTAATGGATGGATCGCCACCTTGTGATTCATTTTCAACAGCTGGTAAAGGTTCAGAAAAATGGGGCAAAGAGAAGGCATATTTAGGTAAGCGACAGCGAACTGATGATCTCTTTTTTGAATATACTCGGTTACTCGAAGGATTACAGCCTAAAGTATTTGTTGCCGAAAATGTTTCAGGATTGGTTAAGGGCAAAGCAAAAGGCTATTTCAAGCTGATATTACAACGATTGAAAGATTGTGGATATAATGTCAAAGTAAAGCTCTTAGATGCTCAATGGTTAGGTGTTCCACAGGCGCGGCAACGAGTGATATTTATAGGGGTACGAAATGATTTAGGGTTAGAACCTAAATACCCAAAGCCATTGAGTTATAGGTATACTGTGAGAGATGTATTGCCGTGGAGTTTACGGATCTCGCATAATAAAGACTATTATCATCCTTCATGGAAAGATAGTGATTGCCCCTCTGTCGCTATCTTAGGGGCAGGCGGTAATGAAAAAGGCGGGATGATCGAAGCGGAGAATGATGGTTCGATAGAAAAACGCAAATTCTCAATAGCAGAACTCAAGCGAATATGTGCTTTCCCTGATGACTTTCAGTTGATAGGAACATTCGCTGAACAATGGGCAAGATTGGGTTTGAGTGTTCCGCCGGTCATGATGTATCATATAGCAAAGACTGTTCGAGAAGAGATGTTGGATAAGTTGAAGCAAGCGCAGCTCCCGAAGGTGGTATGAGATGGTACACACGAATTTAACCAGAACGACATTCTGGATGCTATCGACGAAGGGCAAGCCGTGGCGGAACTGGATGAAGGAACTTGGCTATAAGCTCGTAGACGGCAAGCCAGTCAGGTTGGATGCGGAGAAGGCGGAGACAGTAGATGCCAAAACATGAGAAAGCTGTACACCGACTGAATCCCCGGCAGATGAAATTTGTTGATAATATCGAGGTGGGGATGAGTCTGGTGGATTCATATTTGGGGGCTGGATATAAGGATGGAACAGGCAAATATAACGACGCTTCCCGCTTGCTTAGGAATGCTGGAATAGTAGCAGAACTCTATAAGCGAACGTCAGATAGGAAGGCGGCAGTTGGTCAAAGATTGAGTACTATGAGTGATATGGCGACGAATGCTTATATCAAGATAATGGGTGTCAAGAGCGATGATCCTGAGATATTGAGGCTACAGCAGAAGACGGCAAGCGACATACTTGATAGGAATGGACACAAGCCCAAAGAGCAGGTTGAGCATAGCGGAACAATAGACAGAAACGTGACCTTCAGCTTTGGCGGTAAAGTATCAGAGGACGACCTATAATGGCTATCGAGAAAACAACTACTGAGCTTCTTGACGAAACGAGAGACACGTGTCGCAGGAAAGGCATCCTCCAATTCATACCTACGATTATTGCAATAATCCATAACGTTTATCGCGGCGTGGAACGTATAATATTTAGCCAATTAGAAGATCCTGAACTGCCTGAATGTGAAAAGTTACAGATTGAAATTCACCTGAGAAGCGAACCTGACCACATTCTTGATGACGAAGAGCGATTTTATGATAAGTTTTTTAGTAGCATCCCTGAAGACAAGCAAGACCTCTTTGTAGTTACCTACAGAGTATCGTGAGGTAATAATGGAAGTTGATCTCGTACAGACAGCTAACGAGCAATTATTCGACTTGATAAAATGCCACGACAGGTATTTACTGCCTTACGGCGGCGGCGGTAGCGGTAAGAGTCATGAAGTGGCACAGAAGATCCTCTTGAGAATCGAGAAGGCAGAGAAGGAAGGCTATCAAGAGGGTTTTTTGTGCTTGCGTAAGACGTCAGTATCGGTCAAACATAGCGTCTTTGCCCTCTTCCTGAGCTACATAGACGCTTGGGGCTTGCCTGGCGTCAAGGTGAACAAGTCGGAATTATCCTTGACATGGGCTGGCGGGTCGTTCATAATATGCTCAGGGCTTGACGATCCAGAGAAGGTTAAGTCGATCGAAAACATAACAAGTATCTGGATGGAAGAGGCGACTGGATTTACGTTGGCAGACTTCCGACAGCTCGATCTCAGGCTCCGTGGTGAGGCTCCCAGCTATTTCCAGATCGTCATGACCTTCAACCCAATGGATGATACTAGCTGGCTCAATGACGAGTTCTTTGACTCCGAGAATGCTCCTAAACTAGAGACGTGGGACGATGGTAATAGCTTTCGTATCAAGCTCGTTATCGAAATACCAGAGCTTCGCAGACACCTTGAGGTATATGCTACCGTCATCCATTCTACCTGGCGTAATAATAAGTGGGTAGACGATCAGTACGTGGCTATGCTCGCGGCTCTCAAAGAGAAAGACCCGGAGAGGTATAGCATATATGACCAGGGGCTATGGACAGCGTTGGCAGAGCGCATATACGTCAACTACGAAGAGATAAGCGAAGCCGACTGGCCTGATAAGTTCGACGAGGTGATATATGGGCTGGACTTTGGGTATAGAAACCAGACTGCATTATTAGAGATAGGCATCCTGGATACTGAGATATATGAGCGAGAGTTAATATATGAAACTGAGATGAAGAACGCTGATCGTATAGCCAGAATGGAAGAACTTGGCATATCGAAAAGTGATGAGATCTATGCAGACCCCAACGAACCTGAGTTCATTGATGAGATATACGATGCAGGATTCAATATCTTTCCTGCTAAGAACTCGGTAGGCGCTGGCATTGACTCTGTAAATACCAGGCGGCCTAAGATATTGACTGCCAGCGTCAATCATTTACGGGAGAAGCGCACTTATCGATGGAAGACGGATAGAAGCGGAAAGGTCCTGGATAAAGAAAGTCCTGTCAAGGAAAAAGACCACTTGCAGGACGCTGAGAGGTATGCGTTATTTACACGCTTCCATGAGGACGACAAAGCCAATATATGGATGCTGTGAGGGGGGTAGGATGGATTGGCGACTATATTTAAATTGTACGGATGGCGAATTTGATGTCGGTGACACGGTAAGGGGTGGAACATCCGGCAATGAAGCTAAGATAATCGATGTAGTGGCCAATAGGCTGTTGGTGAGGATGTCGTGTACGAATAGCAGGTGGATTGATTGCGAAACAATCGTTAGCGCGGGGCAGGTGGGTGGCTCTGGCGTTTTATCGCTATCTAATAGTTCTGTTGTGCCGTGCGTGCCGAAAGGCTTTTGCCGTGGCGATACTATCATAATATCAAGCGGAGCAGAAGGTAATGAGTTCAGGGTCAAAAAGGTTCGTTCTGATACAGTGAAATTCGGCAAGATACGTTGGTATCATAGGATAAAACCTATCGTGCGGTCATTTATAAGCATGTGTTATTGGTTGGGTAAGTGTCAGTTAAAAAGATGGCGCGTTAAGCGGCTCTCACGGGGGGATTTATGATAAAGAAATGGTGGCTATCATATAAGCGGCGGAAGGCACTACGGAACATACGAATCGGTATGGTGGCCGTGGGGTTTGATCTATCTTCGCACAGTGATGAGCAGCTGGAGGTTGCCTTGTTCAAAGGGATGATGGTCATGATGAAGGCAGGTATAAGCGCAGAAGACTTTGCCAGGGCAGTAAACGCCACAGCGGCTACTTTTCGGGTTATCGTTAATAAATGGGTACACCGATGAACAGCAGAGGCTTAGTAACTATAGCAAAAGATAACTTCCTGGCGCGATACTGGGACCCGCTATTTGGCGGTATGCTATCAGGACGCAAGGCTATCAGATTCGATGGCTCGCATGATGGCATCCTGGGCTTTGTCAACATGATGACGGGCATCAGCGGCACAGTTATCGACCCGGACAGCCCTATCGCTCAGATACAGGCTAATAAGCGTAATATACATGCTTCTGTAAAGCTGATAGGGAACGCGCTGGCAACCACGCCGTTGAGGGTGTTCAAGACGAAAGAGCCGGGAACCAAGAGTGCATTCAAGATCACGAAGGTTAAGCCGGTACCCAAGCACATACAGCGCGAGATTATCGGCAAGGCAACGCCGGGGTCGGTAGCTGCGAGCGCGGAAGAGTTGGAAGAAATAACCGGCGGGCATCCGTTGGTGGATCTGCTCTTGAACGTCAACTCAGCATGGGATAATTACGGCTTGAAGTTCGTCACGACAGCTTATATGTCCTTAACAGGCGACGCATATTGGGTGCTGATACGGAACGGCTTGGGCGTCCCGGCTGCTATCTGGATAGCACCGTCTGAGTATATGCGTATCAGACCTGATGAGAATACGCTGGTCAAAGAATACGTCTACAAGCGTGGATCGCAAGAACATATCTTCCCGCCAGAGGATGTGATCCATTTCAGGCTCTACGCTCCTGGGGCCAGGTATCAATTCCACGGCAGAGGCGACGTGGCTGGTGCCGCTGATGCTTTCAACTTGACAGAGAACATGCAGCAGTTTGATGAACGTATTTTTAAGAATGACGCGAGTCTTGGCGGGGTCTTGAGTACTACAGGCAGGACTACTCCAGAACAGCAGAAGAAGCTATTGGAGCAGTTTGAGGCGGCAAAGTCTGGCGTCAGAAATGCCGGCAAGTGGATGGTCATGGAGAACGTTGAGCCAAAGCCATTCGGCATGACGCCCCGCGAGTTGGATTACCGTCAGGCCAGAGAGCAGTTGATGCAGGAGATGCTTCGTAACTTCTCTATACCGGAGGCGTTAATGACAGGGCAGACAAGCACGAGAGCCGGGCTAGAAGCATCGCTGACTCAGTTTGCGCTATACAGCACCGCTCCGCTATGCACGCTCATTGGCGAGGCGTTAAATGCTCAACTCACGCCGCAGTTCAACGATAACATCATCATAGCGTTTGATAACCCGGTATTGGAAGACAAGCAGTTTCAGCTGAAGCAGGATTCGGTATACCTCAAGTTTGGCGCAAGTACACCAGACGAGATCAGGATCCGTGATGGCAAAGAACCGCTTGGGGGCTTGATGGCGGAGCCGTGGGTAGACACCAGCAGAGTGCCGGTCAGTATGGCGGGACAGGCACAAGCACCGCAAATAGAGCAGATGACGACGGAACGAATACACCGACTCATAGACACGGTGAAATCGCAGAGGACTATAGGGGGTAGGGGATGATCTGGATAATCGGAAGTCTAGTGGCAATATGTATAACATCATGGGTACTTGGGTGGTATTGCGTAAACGTGACTCTGGAGTTCATTGCTTTTATAAGCGGCGTTGCCTTACTTGCTGTATTGTTTGTGTGGGGAATCTCCTACGCCGAAACAAGCCGCGACTACATGTATCTGGAAGAATATATACAGGCGGCCGATTCTGGACAGGCTATATCAAGCGCGCACTTTCTGGAACTATATACAAAGTATAAAGGTGAAAACCAATATTGGATAGGGCGTCAATTCAATGCAAAGCCATCGAAGATTTTGGAAGAGTTATTTGAGAAAGATTATAGCTTGCAGTTGGTTTTTGAGTAGGGGTGAATCTAATGAAAGGCATTATCTGGCTATGGAAGCACCGGCATCGGCAGATGCATACGAGCGTCGGAGGCAAAATAGAACCGCCATATCCGTGGCCGAAACGGAATATGCCACGCCCGAAGGCGGAGATGATACACGGCACGCATGTTAGCAAGATGGTTTTCCCGATTACTGACGAGCCGAATCCGTTTGAGGCGCGACATGGTAAAGAATGGCCAGGTCCGCCGCCAAGTAACAGGCAGAACTCATTGGCATGGCTCCAAGAGAAGCCGGCATTACTCAAGTCGCACCCTGGATGGTTCGTGGCTTATCAAGACGGTAAGCGCGTTGCTCTTGAGCCTGATTGTGATAAGCTAGTAAAGGCTCTTGATGACGCGTTAGGCGAGAACAGGCGGCCGGTTGAATTCCATGAGATAATTGAAGAGCCGATAGTTCACAGAGGGCCGAGTCCGAGGTATGCAGGCTATATGGTTGCCGGTATTGATGATGGAATACACAAAGCACATTGGTCAGTAGACGCAGGGACAGATTAGGGGGATAGGGGATATGGTACAGAAAGAACCACAGCAAGTTGATGGTACGATAGTTATTGAAAATATTATCAGGATGTCAAAGGAACATGACGTCAGGCTCTTTGTTGATTTTAAGCTACACGATAGTGAACGAAGCGTCAACGGCATTCTAAAGGACATCGTTAAGGTGTATAATGTCCCGATGCTTTATCTTGGCCAGGTAATCTCTGGTAAGGCTGACGTCGAGACTCATGCGCTTATACCAGTTGCACGGATTGAGGCTATTACTTTCGAGACAGAGCATGGCTTTCTGGACAACTTAATACAGTAGGGGGCTAACATGGCGGAGATGACGATAAAAGAGAAGGCGCGGGTAGCTTGGGAGAAGGGCTTCGAAGTGGTGGTTACAGATGCCGCCTGCGACGTAATGCGAGGCCGCGTTAAGTCTTATGCTCCCGATTTGGTGATAGCACCTAATTACGGCCGTCAGAGTTTGGAGTATCGAACGCTTAAAGACATTCGCCTTGTTGACGAGCCGGAAAAGGCGCAGGAAGAGATCTCATTACAGGTTCAGGTGGATAGCCAGAAGGTTTTACTAGATGCCGCTCTCGATGAAAACATTGATTTGAGGCGCAAAAACGCCGAACTCAAGGAGTCGTTATGTGAGCCGGTGGCGGCAGAAGATGAGAAATGCACGGAGAATACCTGTACCAAATTCAACTGCGTTCATAGGGGTTATTGTAGCCAACCAGAGAGTAAGGATTGTTATCAGAACGACGTAGCATCTGAGCGGTGGGCGCGTGAAGCGGTAAGTGTAGATGGCCAATATGAGGATCGCATTATGCATCCAGACGGGCGTGTACGCTATCTGGTAGAAAATCTAGGATCTGCCACTGACGCACAGATGGAAGTCATGAGCCACGCGCCTGAGTTGGCGGATATGATGAGACAACTTGTTAGACACGGCTGGGATGACGAAGGCGAGATTCAGTTAATGACGGACTGCATTAAGCTACTCCGCAAGCTTGGCGTGCCAAACGTCGCTCCGTGGTATAAAGGGGACGAAGATCCCGATATGAGTATTTTTCAGAAAGATTTGAGCGGCATAGAATACCAGACGAAACCTACGTAAGGCAGGTAATGACAACTAACCTAACACCATTCGAAATATTGACCTACAAGATAGCCGTTGAGGTTGATCTGGAAGTGCGCTGGGACATATTCGCCAAACGCACTGAAGATACTGAGGACGCCTTCAAGCCTGAATTGATAAAGACGTTCAATAGGCAGGAGCGGTCGGTGTTGAGTAAGATGCGAGGCAAGACGCCGCCGGATACAAGCAAGGCGATACAGGTCGTAACGTACAGGCAGGCAGGAGATGGCGAAAAGGGGTGTTGGGGCACCAACGGCGTTTATGATTTGCTTATTGAGAAAGTCGTTAGCGAAGAGGCAGAGGTCGCCGCGGAGTCGTTCGTTGATGACATATTTGTGGTGGCTACCTGGATACCGATATTCGAGCGGGTAGCACGTCCATTCGTCACGACAGCCTTCCAGGAGGCTGGACAGGCGGCGTTTACCGAGATAGGCTTGGAAGCTGCATTTGACGTCACTAATGCCAACGCACGAAGGATCCTGCAGAACCGTGTCTTTAAGTTTGCCAAAGAAGTGAACGAGACGACGCAGGCAAGACTCAGGACGGCACTCGCTACTGGATTCGATGCTGGCGAGTCAATACCTGAGCTATCGCAGCGTGTCGCCGATGTGTTCGATATAGCGAAGGGATCCAGGACGGATACGATAGCACGTACCGAGATAGTGGGAGCTAGTAACCAGGGAACGTTTCAGGGCTTCGTTGATAGCGACGTTGTAGCGACCATCGTATGGATAGATAGTAGGGATAGCAAGGTGAGGCATTCGCATCGGATAGATGGCGAAGAGGTCGAGCTAGGCAAGCGGTTCAGTAATGGGCTGCGCTTCCCGCATGATCCCAACGGGCCGGCCGAAGAGATCGTAAATTGTAGATGTTCACACGGGGCTTCAACGCTCAAGGAGGCGGCGTGAGATGGCTAAACGCGGGCATACAGGCAGATCGCCAGGCTGGTCAGCTAGAGGCGAAGGCAAGTTCACTAAACGTAAATATCACAGGGCGCGTCGCCAGATGCTTAGGCTAGAGGCTAGAGAAGGCAGGGAAGGCGTTGAGAGAGGCATGATAGGCGCATTGAGTATGATGAAGTGGAAAAACCATTGACATGAACAGCTTCAAGCGAGCTCTAATAAACAACTTGACATTCAAGCTCAAAGGTAATAAAATGGTGATAGGCTCGAAGATCAGCTATTCGGATATTATAGAGATGTCACCAAAGAGGCGATACACGGTGCGAGGCAGGATAAAGAGCAGGAAGCGGCGCAAGCCGACAGTGATAGACGAGGGGATGTCATGAAACGAGCGATATTAGAGATGAATGGTTCTTTTCTGAACTTTATGTTTATCCAGAACGAAGACTATCATGTTAAGGTTGAGCATGGACTTCCGAGCGACGCTAAGTTTTGCGCTTGTCATTATGATCACATGCGCCATGTATTTCAACTTATCTATGAGAGCGAAGAATTTGACGATATATTAGAAGGTTGGCCGATGCCTGTGCTTGGTGATATTGTAGGAACTTACGTGGCATGTCGTGGTATTGAGGAGAAAGTACTAATACCGCCATATGAGGAATAGATGATCTAGATAATAGCAAAACTAAAATAGAATAAAAAGAAAACCCCGGCTTACAAGGTGACTTTCCCCTTAGCCGGGGTTTTCTTCGTTTTGTAGGCCGGGGCCTTGACACAGCATATTGAGGTGATGGTATGGATCGGATAACATTAGACGCATTGATGGCACAGCTTGGTGAAGCTGGCAAGGCTGGCGAAGATGTGGCTGCTCATGGTCTCATGAAGATTGCAGAATCAGTGGCACAACGAGCGAAGAAAGACTTCGGCTTGAGTATAGATGACGCCCAGTACGTCCTTAAAGACTTCGTATGCGACATCAACAAGAAGGGCAGGGCTGACGCTAAAGGTAAAGGTCGTTTTGTCCAGTCCTATATCAGCACCATTGCAAAGGACAGGGATAGCGAGGCTATTCTGCCAGAGGCGGTCATTCTGGATGATTACAGGGCATTGCCTATTGTATTACGAAGCCATCTTTATAGCGAAATAGGCTTAGGAAAAAACGAATGGATCGTCCCTAACGAGAAATCTGCCGTTGAGCGGATGCACTCGCTTCTGGCTAAGACAATATTTGCATCCGAGAAAGCTAACCCGTTAGCTGAACAGCTTTACCAGTGGTCTATTGAAGATATGCCCATAGGCGACTCCATAGGCTTTATACCTGTGGAATGGCTGGAGCCGCAAGATAAAGGCTGGGAAAAGCTACATGACTCCTGGGTGAAGCGCACAACGGCATTCCTTGCTCTAAAAGGCAGAGAGGCTACTGCCGATATGCTGGACGGACTCAAACGCATATTCACGAAGGTTATCATGCTGGAATACTCAAAAGTCATGATCCCCTCGAATCCGTTTGCGGTATCGTTAGCTGTTGAGAAAGGGCTTTTGCTTGAAAGCGAGCAAGACGCCTATACGCTCAAAGAAGGCGGAACTAAGGAGTTTATCGAAGATGACGCCCCGGTAAATAGGCTTGCAGCCAGTCTGCGTAGAGTTTACCCAGATGGTGACCCGATACTAGACGACTTGGATGCACCGTTGAAAGATGGCGGCAAAGGCCTGGGGATTGAGGATATATCATTCAAGGCGGGCCGTGAAATATCTGCAAAGAATCGCAAGATGCTGGCCGCCACGCGAGATGCTACGGATTCTGCCACTGTCGCTATTGACGACTTGCTCACCGCTACCGATCTTACTCCGAACGAAGGCGAGCCGGGGAAAGCTTTAGGCAAGGCAGTAGGCCCATGGAATAAATCGCTAGATAAATCATTCGATATTGCCGAATATGACGAAGCTAATACGGTATTCAGATATTCATTATTCACCAAGTTTCTCGACTGCCAGGTCAAGCATATATACGTCAATAGCTATTCGATACCATCACCGCTGTTAGGTACTTATCTGGAAGCGATCAGTATCGTGACGGACGATATGGCGGTAGATGATACGCGGCGATTCTCATACGAAGGCAAGGAATTTCCACCATCCCGATCCTACATACAGCTAAACTCACGAAGGAGAAAGCGCTTTCTGGTGGATGGGAGTCAGTATTGTCATGATGGCGATATGGCGCTGGTCAAGGACTTTGCACCAAGTTGGGGCGGAATGCAGTTCTCAATTATCACCAGCGATGGCCACGAGGCTAGAAGCGATGAGATAATGAACGCCATTCACGAAGAGGCGAACAGTAATCACATGTTAAAAGGTGAGAAGTTTGCGCTGTCTGGAGAATTTCTATCAAATACTGATGACGAGTGGGATGAGTTAATCATCAACGCCAAAGACAAGCAAGCAATACAGAAGTCGATGAATATCACCAGCAAATCCGGCGGGAACAGTCGCGGCTTGCTATTCGTAGGGCCACCAGGTACAGGCAAGACAAAAGCAGGGCGCACCATAATGAATGATACCGACAGCACTTATATCTGGGTATCTGCCAGGGACTTCATGTATGGGATGCCTAGCTCTATCATGGCGCTGGCATTCGATATGGCGAGAAAGTTAGCACCGACTGTATTGTTTATGGAAGATATAGACAGATCGCTTGATAAAGATATGCTCAAGACCGAACTGGACGGACTCAAGCAGAATAAAGGACTCATGACGATACTTACCACGAATCACCCGGACAAACTGCCGAAGGCGTTGATAGATCGGCCTGGGAGATTCCACCACGTCATACTGTTCGATTTGCCAGACGATAGCCAGCGGAAGCAGATGTTTAAGCTCTGGGCTGGCGATATATCGGAAGCGATACTCGATGAGCTCGTGAAGGCTACTGAAGGCTTCTCAGGAGCGCACATCAATCATCTAGTGGAATATTCGCTGACGATAGCGGAAGATGAGGATATGAGTGCCGGAGCGGCTTTGGTTGAAAGCATGATCAGGATGAGCGATCAGATGGATCTTGTGGCCGGGTTACAGAGAGTTGAGACAAAAGAGCTTTTCAATGAAGAGGAATTGAGACGAACAGGGGAAGAGGCAGGGAGCGATCTGGTGGACTCAGAAATAACGCCAGGGATGGCGCAATACTTACTCGATCAAGACGATGAGGAAAAGAAAGCCGCAGGGGACGATAAGATCGTGACATTTGCGGAAAGACTGCTGGCCGCACGAGGCAAAAAGTGTGTGTAACAGCAGTACAGCTTGTAGAGATGTCAGGTAACGACGCTGGAGATATTAGCGCGAGAGCGTGGAGATATTAGGCGAAGGAACTGGAGGCATTAGCGAGCGTTGGGAACGAAACGATAGCAACGTAAACTAATACGAGGTGAATGTAATGGCAGAACTGAATTTAACCAAAGAAGAAAGAGCGCTGATGAATAAGATCAAACAGCGTGCAGGGCTTGTCGCCATTTCTGACGCCAAGAAGGTTCAGGAAGAGCAGCTTAAAGCCCAGGCCGAAGTGCTAAAAGCAGACGCGCCGGAAGGTGATAAGAAGAGCGAAGAGATAGCAAAGCGGGATGCAGCAATCGTCACGCTCCAGGAAGAGCAGAAGACCTTGCTGAAATTCCTGGAGAAGCCTGACGGATTGAATATAGACATTCGGGAAACCGAAGAGAAGCCCATCCGTAAGAACCCCTTTAAGTCTCTCGGACACATGGCTGCTGACTTGATGACCGAGGGATTGGAGAAGGTCGAGTCGGAAGAGTTGAAGATTTGGCGTTCTGAGGTGAAGGCGACACAGACCGTTGGCGCTCCCGAGACTGGCGGTACTTTAGTTCCGACCGAGTACGTCGCCACGGCACTTGATAGACAGCGGGCAATCAACCCTGTCTTGAGTCGAGCTACCATCATCCCGATGGCGTATGACAAGGTGGTAATACCTTTCCTGAATGGTTTTGACGAGTCTCAAGGCAAGGTCTTCGGCAATGGTCAATTCTACTGGGAAGGCGAAGAGGAGGCTTTCACTGAGAGCAACTTCGAGACTGGCGCGGTTGAGCTTAACCTGAAGCAGGCTATTGGCGCTGTGAAGGTATCGCGGAACCTGTTGAAATTTTCAGCAGTGTCTATAGAGTCGCTCATTCAGCGAGTATTTGACCAGGGCATGAGTACGGCTATCACGAAGGCGGCCATACGTGGCACTGGCGCAAAGCAGCCCAAAGGCGTACTTACATCAGGCGATCATAAGGTCACGGTGCCAAAAGCAACCAATCAGATTGTCAATACTTTCATCCTGGATAACGTAGCCGATATGGTAGCGAGGCTGTATTCTGGCGATGATGATATAGGCGCAGGCTCATGGTTCTCTAACCGAACGGTACTGCCGCAGCTTATAAAGCTGTCTCTGGCTGTAGGTACTGGTGGATCTGGCGTCTTCTTGACTAACCAGGACGTAAAGGGCAAGCCCACATATAGCCTGCTAGGGATTCCGCTCTCATGGTCGTCCCAGATGAGCATAGTCGGTGACGTTGGCGACATATGCCTGTTTGACTGGTCGCAGTATCTGGTCGGGCAGCCAGCCGGACGGCCAGGCGCAGAGACAGAGACTTCTATACATCTGTACTTTAACACAGCGCATACGTCATTCAGGATTATATTCGACATGGACGGGCAGCCGTGGTGGCCGGAAAACTTCAAGCCAGCAAGAGGCGATACTCAAGCTCCATTCATTGAGTTGGCAGCCCGCGACTAAACACAGGTATCAACCTGGATAAGATACGGAGGTAATGACAATGCAATTCGGAGATTCTACACCACTGACTCCTTTTCCGCTTCTAATAGGGCCGGAAGATTTGAATACTGGAGCGAACACATCGCCCTGGATTTCCCTTGAGAATTACGGCGGCGGGTTCATCGTGATCTCTCTTGGAGACGTGGCTGGCGGCACTGCCGCTGTAACGCTAGATCAGGCGACTGATTCCGCAGGCACAGGCACGAAGACTCTTGGCTTCACCAAGTATTACCAGAACGGCCAGAGCTTCGCTATTAGTGCGCAGTCTGGAACATTTGCTGTAGCCGAGACCGTCACTGGAGGCACGTCTGGAAATACAGCTTACGTGGTTAAGATAAGTTCAGATACGCTCTGGATGGTGCTTCTCACAGGAACAACCACATGGACAACTACCGAGACGCTCACAGGCGGCACTTCTGCTGCAACAGCGACGCTCACAGGCACAGGCACTGACGAGGATATACTGCTGGAACTAACTGCCGCAGCAAACACTTTCAGTACGCTGGCAATCGTATTCGGCCAGTACGTGATCCCGGTGGATAACACAATGCTGGATGGAGATAACGACTTCACCCACTTCCAGCTTGATATTGCGCAGGCAGGCGTAGGTCCAACTGAGGGATGCGCTGTATTCGTTCCGTTCAATCCGAGGATACTCACATATCCGCAGAAGACTCTGATCGATGCTCAGAAGTATGCGTAACCGCTAATTAAGGGGGATAGTTGCGACATGAAAGTTGTATTTCTGGAAGAATGGCGCGGATCAAAGGTCGGGGATGTGTTGGAGTTGGCTGACGACTTCTGCACTCTCGACCTGATACCCCGCAAGATAGTCAAGCCTGTGAAGACAACCGAGCAGGTGAAGATAAAAGAACAGGCTGATGAGATTGCCGAACTAAAGAAGCAACTCAAAGCCAAACAAATAGACGCCCCGCCTGCTGACAAGCAATTCAAAAAGGGCGGGGCTAAAACCAAATAGCGGAACCACCGCTCTAAACGCGAAAGCGTATGGAGGCTACAATGCCAGTAACACTAGTCCGTTCGCGCTGGGACACAAGCGGCAAAGAGGGGCAGCTTGACTTTTATAGCGTCACATCAGGAGCATCAGTATTTACGATAGGGCCGTCAGGAGTAACTAGCGGTAGCCCTGACTATTCGGCAGCCGCCGTCGATATTACGGTTATAGCCGATACAATAGCTGCTCTGGAGTTCTTCGATTCCACAACGAAATTTATGGTGTTCGATACCCGCGTTACTGTGACCGGTGTAGCCAACATCACCATGACCGGTATGCCTGCAACAATAGTAGCCGCCGCCGGGATCACTCATAAGCTGTTATCGTTGGCTTCTGGAACGACCACGCTAACAGGGAACTCAGCAGTAACCGCACTGAACGGTTTAGGCCTTACGGTGGCGCAGCCGACAGTCACCTCAGCAGGCACACCAGCGACGGCAACAGCGTCAACGGTATATATCGCAGCCGAACCAGCCGCCGCGGGCACGGCAACCATCACGGCTCCCTATGCGTTGCATATAGCTTCTGGTAACATGCTGACTGCTGGTAAGATAATCGTTGATGATGTAACTGATTCAACCACCGGTACGACAGGATCGATCCAGACTGACGGCGGCATCGGCGCTGCTCTGGAGATTACGTCCGACGCTGGTTTCAAATTAGTTGCCGGCGACCTGGATATGGGAACCGCGGCTGGCGATATAGTCGTACCAGCCAACGCAGTGGCCGCTCTTGAGTTCTATGACGCGACTACTAAATTCCTCGTACTTGACACAAGGAATACCGTCACAGGGACGGCTAATATAACCGCGACCGGGATACCCGCGACTATCGTGGCCGCTGCTGGCGTCACTCATAACCTTGTATCATTAGCTCCTGGAATTACCACCTTAACAGGAGCGACAGGCGTCAATGCCATGAACGGGCTAGGCCTTACGGTAGGGCAACCAACGATCACTTCTGCGGCTGCTCCTGCAACGGCTGTAGCATCCACGGTGTATATCGCAGCCGCGCCGTTGGCCGCTGGAACAGCTACTATCACGGCTGGCTATGCGCTTAGTATAGGCGCAGGCAATATGCTAACCGCAGGACGCATCATCATTGACGATGTAACTGATTCCACCAGCACAGTTACAGGATCCCTCCAGACTGACGGTGGCCTGGGAGTGGCTCTGGACTTCTTCCTGGGCGGCGATATATCCATCGCTACAGCAAAGAAGATCACCACAGCCGCGGAACTGACACTGAACAGCGTCGATCCGTTTACTATCCAGATTGGCGGGGTTGATTTATTACAGGCGGACGAGGCTGCCATAGCAGCCTTTGCCGCCGCCGCTGATACCGCAGGGCATGATGCATATCTTGAAACAGAAGATGGCGGAGCCGATGGCGGAGCCGGCACAGGGCGTGCAGGTGGGTTATTTAACATCAAAACAGGTGATGGAAGTGCATCGGCCACTGCTGCTGCTGTTGGCGGCGCAGGCGGCGCATTATCTCTAATCACTGGCGCAGGACTTACAGGAAACACTACTGGAAATGGCGGCGTTGGTGGTGCTCTAGCCATTACAGCCGGCGCAGGTGGAGACTCTGGTGCGGGCGCGGGCGTTGGTGGAACAGGCGGAACTATTACCTTGACTGCCGGCGCGGGCGGCGGAGCTGGCGGCGGAACGGCCGGAGCACCCGGCCAAGTCACTATCGGCGCAGGCGTGTTCGCTCAAGGCGTCCAGACCATAAATATGGGCGATGTTGCTGTAACGCTGACTCTCGTGCCTGGTACGCCTGCAGGCACATTACTAACTGCAAACGTGTTGTATGTTGACGCTCAGAGTGGTACAACCGAAGATTTATTGTTTCCACCAGAAGCTGACTGCGCAGGCATGACTTTTGTTGTGGTTAATACTGGTGGCGAGACTATCGAAATACAGAACAATTCTGCTGGCGCAGTCCTGACACTAGAGACTGCCAATACTGCAATCGTGACGTGCGACGGAACTACATTGCGAGGCTTTGTGGGTATTCCGTAAAGCGTAACTTTCACGGGCCGCCTGCCCCCTTCTGGGGTGTTTATCGGGGCGGCCCTTTCTTCACCGATAAGGAGAAAAATGATAGAATTCACCGCAGGGACATTAGAAGCTAAACTAATAGGACTCAACAAAGTGTTGCATGTGGACGGCTTGGACAACCGGGCAAATTATGGGTTTTGCAGGATGGCTCCGGCAATACAAGCTGAGTACCAAAGTTTCGAGCAAGCCAGGATGGATCTGATCGCCAAACACGCCCAGCGCGATGAAGCCGGCAATAAGACCACGTCGGACGGCCAATACGTCATGACTGATCCTGAAGCATATCAGACAGAATACGAACAGCTCGCGGCACAGACGATCAGCGTCAACGTGCAACCTGTTCTAGCCAGCCTGATAATCGCTTCAGAAGGGTGTGTTACTGGCGCTATTATGCTACAGTTAGCCGAGTTGATTCGTGATGACGTAGGCGCGGAACCCGTTCCTGTATTGCAAATCGTAGACGCAGAGGAGATTTAACGGCAGCCGTATTGAAGTCGCGTAATCACGCTAATCCCGGGCGGGGCTTAACGGCTCCGCCCATACACAGGAGGCATCATGGCGACACGTCTCAAAACTACCTTATTGACATTGCAGGAAATCGCTGCCGGTGGGGTAGTGCTCTCAACGGCCATAGGGGTAATCCCTAGCGCTTCTGAGTGCAATATCTGGCTGAGGTTTGGCAGACGCGCCGCTACTGCTCTAACCGCAGCTATCGACTTTAGAATAGAAACAAGCCCCGACAGCTCAGGGAATACATGGACTCCGGTAACAACTCTTTCAACTCAGTTGGGGGCGTCAGTTGCCGATCAGATAGTGAATGGCACAGTAGCCGCTGGCGCAACAGTGATCACGCTTGCAGACACTACTGGCTTTGTGGCTGGTGATAACATATTCTGCGAGAATACAGATCCAACACTGAGCGAATGGGCGCGTATTAAGTCTGTCTCTGGCGGCGTCTCTGTAACCATAGAAGAGGCTTTAATTAACGCCCAGACAGGCTCTACTATATTCGACCAGGCGGAGATATATAACGAAATTGGTATAGACATCAAGGCACTCGCGCCCGACGCCACCACTGATGAATATGGCAGATTTCGTATCGCGGTGGATGGTTCGGGCGGTGGGCAGGCTTTCGCCTGTCATGCCGTAGCGGTACAATGGGGTTAATATCATGACAGGCAAGCGTTTATTTGAGAAGATTGGCCCGAACAAATACAGGCTGGTAATCCACAGAGCTATTCCTACCGGCAGTAACGCGGTAGATGTACAATGGTCTGATATTTTAGAACACGAAGGCATAAGCAAGCGGACGGTATTACGGCCATCAGTAAAGACGACAGTGATGGTGGATTCTGGAGAGGTAGATGAATTCGACGAGCCTATCATGGTACCGGAGACGACTGAGGCTGTCGGTGTTGGGCAGATTAGCGATGCTGGGATGGCGCAAATAACATCAGGCGTGCGTTTCGAGGTGTCCGGGGTGGTCAAGCTGTCAGGCAAGCCAACACAAGCAAGCCTGAATAAGTTAGCTACCCGCATGTTTAACGATTGGCAGTCGAAGATGATAATCAAATACAACTACTACGGCCATATACAAGGATAATGAGCATGGCGAACAGGGCAATAATGCTACCAGGACAGCTGCCACGGTTTGGCGCAGACGTTGATCTAGTCGGCATGAAGCTATGGCTGCCTATGAACGAAAAGGCTGGTAGTCGGTTCAATAACCTGATCGACTCGCTGAACCCAGGCGTAATGACTGGCGGGTCCTGGTCTGGGAACGGCGTCATTCTGGACGGCATTGACGACCTGATAACGCTTAACAGGCTCACGGATCTGGTTGACTGGACTGTAGCTATCAAGTACACGCCAGCTACAGTATCAGGCCAACATCCTATCATTGATTCTGGAGATATACTTATACGTCAGTCTGATGATGACGTAATCTACGGAGCTACTGACAGCACGTATACTGATAGCACAGATACACTATCAGCATCCCTCACCGCTGATAAGCCTATCATCATCATAGCGACACGGTCAGGCTCTACTATTGAGATATGGGGTTTTACTGAGCGCGTGGTTCATAACGACAGCTTTACAGCATCAGGAACCGCCCTAACATCACTCACCAACCTCGTCATAGGCTCTCAGGCCAGAGCATCGTTCGTATTCCCGGCATTGCCTACCTTAACTACTGAAAATGGCATGGTCATAAACGGTAGCGATGACGTGCGATACACGATAGGTAGCGCGTCGCTCAATTCCGCTACAATTACCGAGAACTGGAACTCGGCGCAGAAGACTACCAGAATACGCACATCGCTGTCATTTGTACCTGGCGATGGATTGACTCATTACTTCTTCGATAACCAGGGAACCAGCGCGACAAATAACCGCGAGCGATGTTATATAGATACCGCTGGCCTACTAACCTACGTTGTCCATGATACTGACGGCACTCAACATCTCGTATCGTTCGACATCAGTGGCTGGGCTGCTGGCGCAGAGCATCAGATAGTATGTGTGATAGACTTCAAGAACGACCGTATCGAATTGTATACAGACGGGACAAGTCGGGACGCAACGCCAGATAACGCCCTATCGTCCGACTCTATAGACGCTGTCGAATCAACTACCCAGATAGGTGCGGATACTTCACAAGCCAACCAGCTAAATGGTTCAATGACTATTCAGGCTTTCAGCCGCGCATGGACAGCGACGGAGGTAGGCGACGATGACCCCGGCATAGCTTTCGTAGTCGATCAGGATACGCTCTTTATGGCGGACTTTACGCAATCCGGTACTGGTGTTGTGTACCCGCCATCAGGCAAAACAGTATCTGCCGTAGTGAACGGAGCCACAGAGTCAACCTTGACCACTGCCGCCGGTATCCAGACAGCGGCTTATGATGGTGAAGGGTTCCGTCTTGGAGATGGAACGGGGTTTGGTGTAAAAGTATTTGCTGACGGCGATCCATCTGGCGATGCTACCATGTTGGCAGATGACAGTGCCGGGGCATTGGTCACGGATATTGAACTCGTAGGCGTACATGCTAATCTCAACGGCACATCACATTTCTTTAATGCGACAGATGCTAATTTCCCCGCTGCCGGTATCACCGGCGCGACTGATATTACAATAATGGCGTGGATAAAGCCGAGCGCCCTGTCTGGATTCCAGTCTATACTAACAAAATGGGAACTTACTGGTAATAAAAAAATGTATGGCTTCTGGACTAATGGCGATCAACTACACATGAATGTGTCCAGCAATGGGATCCTTGATGATAAGGGACAAACTACATCCGGGGCTAATTTA